GCTAAGGGTAGTCCAATCAGGACATCTCACAGGGCAACGGCATCAATAACAAATGCTGATTTTACTCAAACCAAACAGAATGCTCCTCAGCGCGTCATGGAGGGACAGGTTCCGGGTACGGCAGGATTTATAGAAAAGCAAAGAATAGCCGAAGAGATTGCACCGCAGATCGAAGAGATCAAGCGCTCAGACATGGACTCCAAAGCAAAAGAGAAAGCAGTTAGCAAGCTTACGAGTCGTCTTGCAAAATTCAACAAAAAACCTTTTGCTCAAATAGACGGGTCTTTTGTAAGCAGAACGGACGAAGAAAATACTGCGCTCGCAGAACAGGCGCTTAACAATCCTGCGTGGATTCAGGTTGGGTTTGACCCTAGAAGACACTCATACTTCTACGACAGAAGGACTGGCGAGCCAGTAACCGTTGCTGATGAGGTCATACAGGTTGGCCCGTTAGTTTTAGCCAAGAATGCAACCAAAAACGTACTGCCAAGTGGTGAGCAGTTTGAAACATTGTTCTCTCGCAGAGGTTTAGATCCTCAAAGCCCAGAGCAACAAAGCGAAAGGTTGCAACGCGCTAGAGAACAGGGATATGACACTAGCGAAGTCTTTTATCACGGCACACAAAGTAACTTTGAAAAGTTTGAATCATCAAAAGCAGGCCGAATGGCGGGAGGAGCGCGAGTTGGCTTCTTCTTTACAAATAGCCCTGGCTTGGCTAGTGGATACGCAGTAAGTGGCGCTTACAGCCCTTCTATGATTCAAAAACTTAAACAAGCATTTGGCGCTATTACGCCTCAAGTAATGCCGGTTTATTTGCGTAAAGGCAAGGAGAAGTTGGACATAAGGCCGTTTGAGGATTTCATCTACACCCAAGAAAAGCATGACGCTAGGATGAAAGACCCCAAAAGCTATCCCTCTTTTGAAGAAAGAATTAATGAAGCTAAGGCTGAAGGTTATGACAGCTACACTTTTGGTTCACCTGATGATCTTGATTCAATTGTAACTATAGTTTTTGAGCCTCAAAATATCCGCTCTGTAAACGCCGAGTTTGATCCAGAGTTGGTTGATTCTACCAATATAATGTTCTCTCGCGTGGAGGCTGAAATGGGCGTCAACGTCAGAACTGATGGCGACGTAAACTATGCCCGGTTAATAGTTAGCGGCAACAAGCGGTACGAGTCCCGTGACAAGGATTCTCTACGTCCCTATGTAGGAAAGCGTATTGGTATTATTGAGACGGGTTCTGGGCCAGCAAAATTGGTTGGTTATGCCACTGTGGGCGAGCCTGTCGAGGTTGGCGAAGCAGAGTTTGCTGACTCAAGGGATCAACACCTTGTTCCTGAAGGTAGTAAGTTTGACATCAAGCCGGGGCAATCAAAGTTTCTTTACGAGATGCTTGACCCTAAACAACTAGATCAACCTATAGACGCATCTAGCACTAAAGGCATTGTTGCCAGAAACATATCAAAACTTGGAGATGACAATGTACGATCCTTACGAGGAGGAGACGGAAGAGGCCGCGATCAAGGCAGAGGCCGTGCGCCGCTCGATGGTGCGCCGATTATCGCAGGAGCAACGGGGCCAGACCCAGACATCAATGCAGCAGCAGAAAGCTATGCAGAGAAGTTTGGAATCACGCTCAAGCGACAACAAGAATATGTAACTATAGACCCTGAAATCGCTGGAAGAGTGGCTTTAGCGTATGACGACATGGCGCATAACCCTGAAGATCCTGCGGTCAAAGAGGCTTATGAAGACCTAGCAAGGCAAACAAGAGATCAGTACGACGAACTGATTGATGCTGGATATAAGTTTACATTCTTTGACTCTGAAACAGATCCTTACGCAGGCAGTCCTTTTAACGCTATTCGTGATCTGCGAGCCAATAAGCGCATGGCTGTTTATGGCACATATGATGGTTATGGCACTGAAGGCTTGACCGCAATTCCTAATAAAAAAGACCCACTACTGCAAGACACTGGGATTATATGGAAGGATCAACTAGGTAAAGATCATAATGTTTCGGTAAATGACTTGTTTAGAGCGGTGCATGACGCATTCGGGCATGGCATTGAAGGCGCTGGCTTCCGCGCTCGCGGTGAAGAAAACGCATTCCAAGCTCACGCAAAACTGTTTACTGGCCCAGCGTTACAAGCGTTAACAGCCCAGACTAGAGGGCAAAATAGCTGGCTAAACTTTGGCCCGTATGGCGAAAGAAACAGAACAGCTAATATAGAAGACACTGTTTTTGCTGAAAATAAAACCGGTCTATTGCCTAAATGGGCATCTATGGAGGGCGTTGATGGCGAGATCATGTTCTCTCGCAGAGCATCAGAGCAGGGCGGTATTGAAGGTAATGTAAGCACAAGATACCCGACAGCAGCTAGGGCAAAAGAAGACCCAATAGAAGATTTGCTGGTCAATGATTATAAAACATTCTTGAACGACAAAGCCGTGTTTGGAAAGAACATGGCAATCATCAAGAATGCTGCGTTGTATCCAATACTCCAGAAGTCGCCAAAGCTTCGATCAGATGAGCAAAAAGCGGAAGAGTTTATTGATTTAGTCAAAAACAATCTGCTCGATATTCACGACAGAGTGCCTGCTGAGACAAGAAAAAATTCAAAACTTTGGTACAAGGGAGCTAATGCTTTAGTTAGACGCTTTGCTGAGCGGCATGACATTTCTATGGAGCAAGCCGCTGCTGTTGCTGCTGTGTTGTCTCCTCAGAAAGACTGGTATCAGAATGCATCCCTTGCTGAAAGGACAATGGATACCTACTTCAATCATGCCGCGCAACCGTTTACCCGTGAGATGAAAGCTCGCGCAGAAGAGATATATTTTCACAAGGATATAAAGCCACCGGCTCAAGCAAGAAACAGGGAGATGCTCAAGCTAATAGGATCATCATCTTTGGATCAAGTTCTAAACAAATTTAACGACCCAGCGGCAGGTGAGCTTGCTGCCGCCATGTGGATAAGGACGTTTGACCAAACATACAATGATCCAAGCTATAGGATTGTAGCACCTGACGGAAGGCTTCTTGATTACGCAAAAAACTCTAACGGCAGTAACTCTAAGGTTGCTTGGGGGTCTTTAAACGAAATAGCAAAAGCTGTAAAAGCATTAAAAGATGCAGATATAAGTGTTATATCAGCCTCGCTTGGGTCTGCTAACAAGGTTAGAAACTTCTACAACAACATATACGACCCAGATTCAGACTTGGGATTTGTGACTATAGATACTCACGCCGTTGCCGCAGGGCTGTTAAAGCCTCTTGGTGGGAGTGCGTTTGAAGTGTCACACAACTTTGGCACCAAAGGCTCTTCATCCAGTATTACTGGTCTAAACGGCATCTACTCAATGTACGAGGAGGCGTATCGCCGCGCCGCCGCTGAGCGAGGCGTACTGCCCAGAGAGATGCAATCCATTACATGGGAAGCTGTTAGAGGACTATTCCGACCAGAGTACAAGTCGCAACAGAGTAACGTGGACGTTGTAGACAATATATGGAAGCAGTACAATAGTAAGAAGATATCCTTAGAACAAGCACGGGAAATGGTTTATGAACACGCAAACAAGATCAAGCCGCCCGACTGGGAGCGATCCGGTGGAGTCATATCTGAAGGAGACGAAGCAACCACTTACGAGAGAAAATTACCTGATGGCGGCGTATCCAGACCGAGACCTGATTCAGCCACTAGGCGCAGAAGAGGAAGCGATGCTGCCAGAGAGGTACAGACTGAAGAAGTAGGCCTTCCGTTTAGTCTTTTTGACAAATATAAAAAGCCAGAAGTTATTGGTCAAAGCGAAGTTGACAGTGTTGTAGAAAAGAATCTTGAGATAGCCGAGAACCGGCCTGCTGGCACCGTGCCACGGCTTAATCCCGGAGCAGATCCATATGCTCAAGCTGTAGCCGCCAACCCTGACAAGGGTCAGCAGTTATCTCCAAGCGAAGAGTTTTTGTTCTCAAGGGCCAACGCGCCAGAAATTAAACCTGCGGCTCAATCAGCAATAGACAATGTGGTTGCAGAGCTACCATTGACGACGCCCGGTCAGACCTACCTCAACGTGCTTGACCAAGGCTCTATAAGCAAGAAGCTCACAGATTACAAACAACGGTACGTTAATCGGTACGCTCAGCTAGAAAATTACCAAGGCCTACTAGGTGATCTGCTTGCAGATTCATCTTCTATGGCGGCAGTTTTGATGGCTGACCGATCAAACGCCATTACCGGAGCGGCTCTTCGATATGGAGTCCCTGTTTATACGGGCGGTATGACAAAGGTTGCTGACTTTAATCACACAAACAGCCGGGGTGAAACCAAGAAGTTTCGCGGCTTGATTGATGTCATGTCCATTCTGTATACAAAAGATCATGGGTCTTTAGAGCAGGTTGCACAAGCCTACTCAATAGCTAGGCGCTCAGTAATACTAAAACAAAGAGGCATAGAAGTTCCCGGAACGCCTCAAGATCACGCAGCCAACATTGCCACGGCAGAATCATTCTTAGACGCTGACGGAAATTCCATAATTAAAGATTGGTATAACGCTTGGCAGGATTACAACAGTTACACAGTTCAGTTCTTAAAGGATACAGGCGTTGTTGATGCCGATACTGCTGAGCTGTGGCTAAACCAATCAGACTACGTTCCGTTTTATCGTCAAGTTGAAGGTGCAGAAACACCAAACGCGCCAAATATCTTTGGTGGACTCACTGGTAGTGCCGACTTAAAGGCTATCAAAGGCAGTGAAAAACAATTAAACGTGCCGCTCCTAGAAGCTATCTCAATGAACCTGAACGCGGCAATAAGTATGGGCATGAAGAATGTTGCCCAACAGCGTGTTGTCAGGGACATGAAAAACATAGGCTTAGCCAGAGAAGTTCGTAAAGGCCAAAGCACTGCTGGTGAGGCTGTTGTTACATTCAAGGTTAAAGGTGATCGCCGTCAATTCATTGTTGATGACCCACTAATATATGAGTCATTAACTGTTGAGCCTGCTGGAGGTGTTGAGCGAGAAGTTGCCAAGTACCTTGGCTTCCCGGCCCGTGCTTTGCGGGAGATGGTTACCCGTGAACCCGGCTTTGTAATAGCAAATATGCTTCGTGACTCAATGTCTGCTTTTGTTACCTCAGGTTCTAACTTCATACCCATTGCAGACACTGTAGTTGGCTTTGCAGAAGGCATGGAAACGCTCGAAAGGAGCGGTGTAGTCGGCGGTTATGACTACAAGAATGACCCAGATAATATTAGTGAGTATGCAGGAAAGATCTTGCAAAACAGAAACAAGAACGTAAATCAAAAAGGATTGCTTACAAAAACATTCCTTGGTTTGTGGGACGGGCTTGGAACTGTAACCACCATGTCAGACGCCGCAACAAGAAACGCTGTATACAAAGATGTTTTGGCTCGCACTGGTAACGAGGCAGAAGCCCACTTTCAAGCGATGGAGGTTTTAAACTTCGGTAGGCGTGGAAGCAGCCCGGTTATGCGATTGTTAACAGCAACCATTCCTTTCCTTAACGCAAGGATTCAAGGCCTAGATGTATTGATTCGGGCTGGCGCTGGCAAGAACACCGCAAACAAAGAGTTGTCCCGTGGACAAGCCGCTGCAAGTTTTATTGCAAGAGGATCGCTTATTGCTGCCAGTACAGCTATTTACTACACAATGGTTAGTGATGATGAGCAATACAAAAATCAAACCGAGGAAATAAAAGACAACTACTGGATAATTCCAACGCCCTCAGGAGTACCGGTTAGGGTTCCCATCCCGTTTGAGGTTGGACTGTTATTTAAAACGCTACCCGAAAGAATAATTGATGCGTATAACGGCGAAACAACCGCAAGGGATTTGCAGCAATCAGCTAAACGCGCAATCTTCGGAACGCTTGGTGTTCAGCCTCCACAGGCAATAACGCCAATCCTTGAGGCTTATATGAATTACGATATGTATTCAGGAAGGCCTGTTACTCCCGTATTTATAGACTCAACATTAGATCCACAACTTCAAGAGCTTGCCTCTACATCCGAGGTTGCGAAGAACATGGCTAAGGTGCTTGGTATAAGCCCAATCAAGCTAGATCATTTGATGAAGGGTTATGGCGGCACAATTGGCACTGCTGTTTTAGGCTTTGCTGACCAAGCATTAAGAAGCAACACTCTCCAAGGCGACAACAGATCCGTACTTTCTGGCACTGATACTTCGCAAAAACCAATACTGAGAAGGTTCTTTGGTAGTGAGTTTGGTGGTGGAGCAAAAGAAGACTTCTATGAAATCTGGGACTATGTAAAAAGAACAGAGAACACAGTAAAGAGCTTGAAAGAAGCTGGCAGAATGGAAGAGCTTGAGAGTTTCCTAGTAAATAGACGCCAGTTCATGGGGGTCAGGGAAAGGCTGCAACCAACAGCCACGGCACTTTCAAAGCTAAGACAACAAAGAAGAGAGCTACTAAAAGCCGATCTAACGTCAGATCAGAAGCAAGAGTATATGAAACTTATTAATACTCAAGAGCAGTATTACCTAAACGTCGTGCCTAGCTTGAAGCGTTATGTTGAACTGCCAAGTATAGGCGAGGAAATAGCAACTAGAGTGTCTAAGCTATTCTAACTTCCACTCGACACGGATCTGAAAAGAGAAGCTTTCAGGAATGACGCCTTCTTTTTTTAGGTTTCGTTTGATTAGCTTTGTCAGGCATTCCAACTCCTCATCAGTAAAGTCTTTATCTGAACCCATAACGAACAACTTTGGGTTGTTCATAAAGATTTATTCATGGTTCTTGTAATGAAATTGTAGACAGTGCTTGGAGCCAACTCCACCTTTCGCGCTATCTCTGCTTGTGTAAGTCCTTGTTCGTAAAGGGCTTCTATTCTTCTTTCCTGATTAGGAGTCAATGGTGGGAACTTGACGCCCTTGGGTTTAGGGCCAAAATGCTTACCTATATCTTTTTGAGCGGCAATTGCCTGATAAAATTTAGATACGGACTTGGTCATGATTACTCCTTTGTTTGATAAGTCCCGCCTGTGGCCCATCGGACGGGAACGATGTTGGAAGGGGTGTGATGACCCCCTTAGCCGAACTGCTTTTGCTTTAAAACACTATAAATCTGTCAATATTAAAATAAACCACCGGCTCTACGTCTTGTCTGTCTCCGCGATCAGTTCTGCCGCCGAAACCTACACTG